TTATTTAATTCCATTTTTATAGTATCGCCGGAACCGTTACGAACAGTTCCTTCTGAACTAATAGCTAGAATTAAATAGTCATCTAACTTTGACGCGCCTTGCTCTATTGCGCCGACGACATCTTCCCGAATATCCCCAGAAAGCCACTCGTCTACTGTTGATACTTTTGGTCGCAAACCTTGAAGTTTGTTAATTGACATTGGGCGAATTTCAAGTAGCGAACCGGTTAAAAAGTTTTCAATGCCTTTTTTAGTTGAAGCCAGCTTTACACGCTGAGCTCTAGAGCCCGTTGTGTTTTGAATCGATCCTTCTGTTAAAAATTTAAACAAAGGACCTCGAGCTCTAGTAATAGCCGTTCTTATAGGCGACATTACTTCTTCAGCTTGTTTCATTGTCGGAGAAGTAGTTATTTGATGCGTGGTTTGCGTGTCAACGTTTAAGAAATATGATTGAATACAAGAAGCATACATTGACTTTGCTGCACCTCGCGCAATAATTAAATATTGTTTAGTTGTCAAACGCTTTTTAACCGTCTTTAAAACAAATCCACCTTTTCCATGGTATGCACTTGGATCGTATACGTTTCGGTCTACGAAATAGTACCAACCAAAAATCTGTTCGGCCCACAATTTAAATGTGTCTAACAAATGTAAATCTGTTCCGTCGGTTAGTGTCAATTCGTTTTCACAATATTTAATAAAACCATTGACCGCATCATCGTCGTAATATATATTTGGGTCTCGAATTAGGTCATCTATTCTATTCATTTCCATAGAAATTTCTTTATTTACTATGGTTTTACCCGAAAGAACCGAGTCTCTAAATTCAGCATAGTATTTAGGAGTAGCTGTATTTGATAATGCCAACTTTTTCTCCTTTCATACTTTTATCCCGACATTTTACTTTTAATTGCTGCGCCAGCAACACCAAGTCCGGCTCCAACAACAACTGCTGCAACCTTTGAACCGCTTTCGCTTAAAACTTTACTAGCAAATTTTTTTCCAGCTTGACTTTTTGCGGTAGTTGGATTTAAATCGACATACCTTTTTTCAGTTTCCATTCGATTAACGCGACGCCTTAACTCAGCATCGGATAACGATTTAGGTCCTTTTTTATAAGTAGTTCGCTGAGCAGCCTGCTTTCTAGAAGACTTGCGTACGCCCCACCTCATACCTTTTACACCCGCGTGAACGAGTGCTTCTTCGATAGACATATCGTCTGATTGCTTAACTTCAGACCTTTTTAAAATCTCTTCTTTTACTAAATTTTTCATGTACTGTTCACCTCGGCTTCCTACAGCTAACCATTTTATTTGGGCTATGACTCCGGCGATTCTAAAGTCTTTATAGTGTCTAGCAACCCAAGCTTCTCTAAGCTTTAGCGCATTAACTTCCATTTCAGAATTTGGAACACCATTTCTTTTCGTTATTGGATACAGTTTTCTATACTGATCATTACCTTTAATGTTTCCGCCTAAAGCCCAAATGTCTGGGTGCTTTGTTCGGATCATCTCAGCAAAGTCGGGATCAAACCGATCCCACTTACTCGTTCTAAAAGATATTGAATCTTCTGAATGTTTTAGACTGGATTGTTTTACTTCTTTAAATACATATTCCATTTCAGTAAGACCACCCCAAATTGGGTCATTTGCTATCTCTTCTTTTGTTGCCTCTTTTGTTACTTTAAAGCCCATTTTTTCGTAAATATGTCTAGCATCTGGAGCATCACCAGGAACTTCAAGAGTCATTTTTTTAGCTCCTGTAGCTTTACCAAACTCTTCTGCAGCTTTTAAACAGGCAGACGCATAACCTTTTCCTCGTTCACTTTTAGAAATGGTTATAAAGTTTAAATAAAGATTACCGTCTTCTTTTAAGTTCATGCTGCCAAAACCAACTTTTTTACCCTCTGAGTTTTTAATTGAAAAAGCGGCGCCTTTGTTATAAGATTCGGCATAGTTTTTTGAAACTCGAGCAAGTGCTTTGTTAAAATTTGACGGAGTTTGATTTTCGAGACTTAAGGTTTCACCTGTTTTTATTTTTACTTCTAGTTTTGAAGGGCCCATTCGTTTTAAATTTGCCGCTCTAAGTTGACTTTCAGATCGACGAACGCCCCATTTCATACCTTTAACACCGGCATGCTCTATTGAATCGTCGTTTTCAATATGAAAAGCTAAACGTTCTAAAAAGTATTGATAGTCTTCTGTTTTTAAAGTCATTGTTTAAACTCAACTTTCGTATTCTTTTAAAACTCTTAAACGCCACTCGTACTCTTTAATTTGATCTTCATACGCTTTTAATAAAAACGAGGTTGTGGGCGGATCAAATAACATTCTAACTTTCAAATAAACATAGCTTTTTACCATACTAAGTAACGGAACCGATAAACCTAATGCCGCCCAGTTAGTTGTATCGTCAGAAATTGCAAATCCATTGTCCGGTAAGATTCCGATTTGCGTTAAGTTTGAAAAAGTTATGTTTATGTTAGTGAGTACATCTAAATCAAATGCAGTATAACTAGCATCTAATCCCAACATTTTTTTTGTACTTTTCAAAATGCTTTGTTCCACGAAGTACTCCTTTTATTGTTAGGACTTTGATACTAGTCCAGGGTAAATAGCCGCTAAGCGACAGTAGCCGTTTACATTTACTTGATTTTGTATGATTCGGCAAACATTTTCGCCTTCATAAAAATAACAGTTTCCGCAAACAACTCCAATTTTTAAATTGTCATTCTTTTCGGGTGGAACATAGCCAACCCAAATTCCGTTGTTATCATTATCTGATAACTTACCGTACTTTTCAGCAATATAGTCCAATGTATTAGCAAACTCCTGCTCTGCCGGAGCAAGTTTTAATTTGTTAAGCTCTTCTCGGTAGTTTTGAAAGAAGCTAGAGAAATCTTTCACCATAGTTTTGTATCCTTCGGCTTTCGTTCGTTAAAACGGATTCTTAATAAACTTTCGTCGCCATAATGTATTGCATTATGCGTTCTTTCGGTAACACAAATTAAAAATTCTGGGTCAAAAATCCATGATTCACCATGAATAATATCTTCCGATGTCATAGGATTCATATGATGGACAATCAACCCAGAATTTATTTCGTGCCCTGGTATTCCAAGATCGCATGAAGCGTCTCTAATTATTACAGCTCGCCTAGCTCTTTTCCAATCACTAGACTGATAAAAGTTTTGATTTAAATATCGGTCAAAACCAAAAGTTTCTCTACCGACTTCGCCATTTAATCTTAAATAGTTGTATCGATCTTCAAAAGTATCTAATGAATTTAAATCAGAATATGTTCTAATCATCAAAATCAAACTCTTCATCATCAACGCTTTGCCCGGAATAATTTCGCATAGCATTGAGTGCGGCTTCGTACAATTCTTCGATTCTTTTACCCGAAGCCATCGACTCAACTCGAGCTTTAAGCACTGCGTTTTCAGCTTCTAATCTTTCTTGTTCCAACTTTTCGCGCGTAGAACCAAGTTTTAGATAGTGCGTAATCACCTGCGACGAGGCAGTTCCATCTTGAAGTTGCCGTTCTGCTAAATCTATAGCTGAGGAAATCAATTGGTTTTCTCTAGCTTCAGGAGTTGTCGCAGGACGACGCTTTCTTTTACTAGTAGCCACTTAATCTCCTTTCTAAATTATATATTGTTAGATTTTGCCGGCTCTTGACCTGAGTTTTGCGCAATATATGCTTCTAGCATTGCAACTTTTTGGGCATATTCAGCAACTTGTCGTATGAGAGACTCAATGACTTTGTTTGCGTCTAACTGTTGTTCGTTCACTTATTCTCCAATATGTTAATTCTACTGTTTAAAACTTGGACACTTGCCACAAGATCGGCAATCATAGCATCATGATTCCAATAAATTGGTGTGGCTTCATCTAATGGTAAAACTCCGTCAATAGCATCTTGTGTTTTCATTATTTGATCTTCATCAACCCATCCCCACTGACCGTACCAATGATCGACTTCTGCTACTTCCTGAGCAATAAATCCTCTTT